TCATACTTAAATGACTTTCCAAATTGAAATCAGGAGGAACTGCAACGAACTCTGCCATAATATAATTATCTATTGGCCTTCTTGACAGTTCATCCTCGGCTATTTTTTCATCAATGGTGGCTGATTCTGATGTGTGGTAATCCTCCCCAATCGTTTTGGTGTTCGAGTTCTGAGAAGAAGTTACCATCTTCATCACCGTATTCAAAAATGTATGCATATTTTCCCTCATATTCTTTTGCAACTTCAAGTGCTTTTATGGTTAATTGTTCACTCTTTTTTGCTTCTGCCGCGGACCATGCTTGATCCCGCCAATGCATATTATCTGCAAGTTGTTCTTCTGTGATGCCGTGTTTTTCACAATATTCTTTCTCTGCTTCCCAAAAATTAAAATCAAACTCTGAAAGATATCCATGATCCAATTCATCGAAGATTGTTGAAACACATTCACGATTTGGTTTAACGATAAAAGGATTTTGATTATCTGCATCTTTAAAAATCTGTTCGGCAAAATCCTCTCTTTTTATATATTTAGTTACATTGCTAAGAGTCTCGATTGGGTAAGGAAAGAATACGATAAATGAAGATGAGCTTGAATTTGTTACGAAATCTGCTTTTATCCTCATCGGTCCTCCCAACACATTTCAATGTGACCGACTTCAAGATCCAGTCCCAATTTGTCTTTGATTCCATCTTTGACACGTTGTTTGAATTGGTTGAGAGTTTCATCCCCTTTCATTTTTTCATATGGGATTCCTACTCCTGCCATTCCATCATCCCAAGAACTTCCACTGGAAAAATCGAAATCTGTTTTCATGGGACCTCCCATAAGAGTTTCGATATACTCCATTGGGTATTGTTGAATTTCTTCTAAAGTAAGATTGGGATCCTTATGTTCAGTTCTGATTTTTTCCAGATGCTCTTCTGTTAGTAAACTGGGATCAATAAATGTACCCATCACTACAAATGATGATGAGCTTGAATTTGTTACGAAATCTGCTTTTATTTTCATTGGTTCTCCTTTATAGTCCTAACGGACAACAGTTTTTTGTTTTACGAAGTTTATTTCTGAATGAAATAAACGGTTTTCCTTCATCCCATATTGATTTCAAATCCTCTATTGGGACACTGTATGAATCTTCACTTGCAAAACTGCAAGGCATGAATTTCATATCGGGTGTGATATATGCTGACATTCTTGATGCTTCACATGTGTCGATAGAAGCTCTTTGAACTGCTGACGGATGCCCATGTTCTAATACATGATTTGCAAGACAGCTATCCATTCCGATTTTGAATTTCGATGCAGGTTGAAATATGTTGTATGCCATATACTGTAGCATGGCCTTTGTTGGAATTAAATGTCGTAGATTTGCTCCAGCCCCATGTGGTTTAAACAAAAGAAAAATAACGGCATTTAAATTGGTATGATCGAATGACCATGTTAGAGGTCTATGTCCCTGAACGATACTGATACATTTGATGTGTGTTTCTCTTGAATATATTTGATGGATATTTGTTTTTATACCCGCCTTGATAAACATATTTATTGCTGTATTCGTATATGATTTTTCATAATCACTAACAGCAACAGCTCCACACATCTTTGATATTTCAACCTGTTCTGGAGTCAATCCAATACCGCTTGTAGTATAATTCGGAACGACATTTTTCTCTCTGCAATATTCCAACATTTCTTTGAAATTTTCATGATGATTGGGATCGCCACGACCACCAAGAGCGACCTGATTTACATGATATGATGCTTGATCAATAATTCGTTTAAAGTCTGACAGCTTCATATTTGGTCGATCTTCGTGCCCCTGATAACAGAATTGACACTTGTGAATACACGTTCCCATAACACCGATATCTAACAGAGAGGGCATTTCTAAGATAAACGGATCAGGTTTACCATTGATGCCAGTTGTTAATTCAACTCCTGTTTTCGTATTAAATAGAATTGCATAATCATCATTCACGAACTGTTTATTGAATACCATCATAGTTTTTTCATTCCTTCTGGTTTTGGTTTATCATCAATTGGTTTTGCCGGTTCTGCTACCATTTCCCTTTCTTCTGGTTTAGGTTCTGGTGGTGGATCTTCCTTTGTTTCCTCCTTTGTTAATTCCTCTTTGACCTTTTCTAATTCAATTTTTGCCTGATTGAATAAATCTTTAGCTTCTTTTTTGAGGGCATCTGTATCTATTTTCGATGATTGTTCGATAGCTGGAGTATCATCATCTACAATATCTACCTTTGTATCGTTATTCTCCCCATCCCCCAAAAAGAAATATACTACTATTACCCAAAAAAGAATGCCTGAAATACCAACACCTGCGTTTCCACTTCCCATTAAAGTCTCCTTTCAATAAAAAAATAGTCAAGATGTTTCATTTATTAGTTATTAATATATATAGATGTCATGATGTTTAACAACGATGTGCTACCACTTTTAGAACAAAATATAAAATCTACTGTTGGTATAGTAATGAATATTATTAATGAAATTTTAGAACGCCGTAAAGTTATAGATGATGAATCAGCTGGGGGTTTTGCGATTGATTCATTTCCAGAGAAGAAACAAAAAAAGAAACGTGAAATAATAAGAACCATTTATCCAGAGAGTAAAGATGAAACTCTTCCAAAACGGGCGATGATTGATTTGGATTTAACGATTCACAAATATTCAAAAGGATATCAAGATGGCGACATTTATGATGATGCATTCTCAGGAGCCAAAGAGGTAATTGAATGGTTACGAAAGAAAGGTTATGAGATTGTAATCTTCACCACAAGAGCATCGGAAGAAAATGCTAAAGAGTTAGGTGGCGATCATAAAGAGCAAATAGAAAAAGTTAAAGAGTGGCTTACAGATAAAGGAATTTACTTTGACAGAATTACGGGAGAAAAATTAGCAGCTGATTTTTATATTGACGACAAAGCCATTCACATTCAAGATGGGGACTGGAAAACAGTTCTCAAGGTTATTAAAAAGAGAGTAAAGTATAGAGTTGTGTAACACAACCAGGAGGACACTAACATGGGTATGAAATATTCATTTTCCGAACTTGGACAAAACATTTTGACAAGAAAGTTCGGAGGAACAAAAGTTGGTGTTGCTGATCCTTATGTAACAGGTTATCATTTTATATGGTTTGACAAAGTTCCGCCAGGATTAAGCAGCTACATCTCTAGCAATGGAATCAGTGGTATTTCATCAGCAGGAGAAATTCAAAACGTATTATCAGCATCATGCCTGTCTGTAACACCACCGGGTGGTACATTAAATAAAATTGAGTACACCGGTCTTGGTGGAGTTAAATGGGCAGTGCCAGGAAATATTGATTACGGAAATACTGTATCAGTTAAGTTTCTTGAATTTAACAGAACACCATTACTAGATATTATGCACAATTGGGTTAAACTAATCAGAGATTATAGAACAGGTGTCACTGATTTAGAAGATGGTAATGAAGGTGAAGGTTATACCAAGAAAACTTATGCTGGATTAATGTATTACTGGACTACAGCTCCTGATGCAAAGACTGTAGAATATTATGCATGTTATGATGGTGTATTTCCAGCAAAGGATCCACAAGACTTGTTTACAAGTGATGTGGAAACTGTTGGAAGACTTGATTTGGAAATCGAGTTCAATGTCGATTATGCATGGCATGAACCTTGGGTATTAACTAAATGTCAAGGTTTTGCAGATACGTTCGTACAAGCAAGTAAGGATAATGTTCTTGGTTATGGACCTAGAGTCGGTAATGAAGGATAATTAAATGTTATCAAAATCAGCGTTACAAACAATTGCTGCATGTATGGTTTATGATGAGGATATATCTAAACCAGCTAAAATGCAAATTTTGCGTTTTATTGAAAGTGCATCAGAAAAACAGTTACAACATTATATTGTTCACGGAGATATTGTAGCGGAACAAGAAGTGGAAATTTCAGAAGTTGCATTTCTTGTTCCTGCTGCTATTATTGCTGCTGCTGCCGCTGCCGGGCGTGCAATTTATAATGCGGAGTTCAGTAAAGCAGCTAGAGCATGCCAAATGTTTCAAGGTAAAGAGAAAAAAAGTTGCATGAAAAAATTTAAAATCCGTGGACTGAATGGCAAGATTTCAGCTATGAGAAGGGAAATGGGAAAATGCAATCAAACATCACGTCCGGATAAATGTAGAAAAATGTTTAGTGACTATATAAGAGAAGCTGAAAAACAGCTAAAAAAAGTACAGTCAGAATAATTTGGAGGTTATAAAAAAATGGATATTAATAGAATGAGATTGGGTCTTGTTTATATTTTTTCTGAAAATAAAAATCTTACTAAAGAGACAAAGATCCAGTTAATCAATTTTATTGAGGGTGCGAATGAACATCAGTTAAAGTCTCTTGCACTTGATGGCAGTATAGATACATCTGATAAACTAGATGAACAAGCATGCTCAATTTTAGATGATAGATTTGAAGCATCAGCTAACATTCAGGAATCTATTAAAAAGGCTTCTTTAGAAGCAGTAAATGCTCTTTCAGAAGTAGTACCATTTGTTGTTGGAGCAGTTGCGGGTGGTATTACTGGCCATATTCTCTTGAAGAAAAAGGCCAAACAGGTTTGTGCAAAATATCAATCAGACCCTGAAAAATATAAAGCATGTACTAAAGATGTTGTAAGGAAGGGTTGGTTGAAATCTAAAGAAGTGGAAAGAGATAAAGAAGAAAGAAAAGCAGCAAAAGCAAAAGCAAGTTTGAAATAATCTAATTCGATACGAAGGAAAGGAAATAAACTAATGACATTCACAGGATTTAAAGTGGAGTATCCCGAATATGAGGTAATTACCCCACAGACAAAACAATCATTTACATTGAGATCTCTTAATGTAAGTGAAGAAGAAAATTTAAAAGGAAGTCTTGTAACACCAAACAAAATTGCTGATCATCTGAACAATTGTTTATTCAAAGCAATGGTTAAAAGACCAGAAGGAATTTCTTCATTACAGGATTATCTAAAGGCAGTTACTTTGAAAGACAGAGATGCTCTTCTATATGGTTTGTATCATATTACATATGAAGAGATAAGAAACTATCAAGTTAAGTGTACAGATTGTAGACATGAATATGGTGTTACTGTTCAAGCGTCAAGTACATTCAATTTCAATCCTTATCCAGGTGACAATATTATTGCTGAAAGGATCAACTTTGAGTTGCCTGTTACAAAAGGAGTGTTTGTAAAAATAAAACAACCAACTCTTTTTGATGAAGTAACTGGTATTAAAACATTGGGAGTTAGACCTGGAACTACACTTGATCTAATTACAGAAACTTTAATTATTGAAGAGTTTACACAGGACGTTCCAGAAAGGAAAGAACCACTTGTTTATGATGAGAGAGTTGATGTTATGGATGCTTATATGTCACTCCCTGCAAGAGACAAGAGAGCAATTTTCAAAAAATATTCAGAGAAATTTGGACAATATGGTATTGATTTGAAAATGCAAAGTAGTTGTGCTAATTGCGGGAATGAGGATGTTCATAATATAGATTTGGTGGAAAGTTTTTTTCGTTCATTGTACTCAGCATGATGATATCATTAAGTTTAAAAGTGATTTAAATGAAGGGATATATGCTTGTATGGAAATGAGCAAGCAATCATATGTTGAGTGCATACTTATGCCGTATAAAAGATTTCAGGATTATATGATCTGGAAATCCAAACTTGAGGAAGAAAAACAAAAGAAATTAAATGAGGAACTAGGCAAACATGGCAAATCTTTTAGATAGATTTAATAAAACAGTTGTTGGGTCTGAAACAAAGATAGCCGATTATAAATCTAAGATATCAAGTGTTGGTGATTTCAAAAGAATTTCTGACATTGAAGTTATTCTCAGCTCTTGGAATAATATTCTTGTAACGCCCAGAAGAACTTACATGTTTGACCCGGAGTACGGAAGCAATTTATATAAAATGGTATTTGAACCTGCGGATGCAAAAACACAAGAACAAATAATTCAAGAGGTTGTCGAAACTCTTCAAAGATACGATGATAGAGCGAGAATAAGTGATGTTCAAGTTTCATTTTTTCCAAATAAAAAAGGTTTTAGTTTGGGAATTGATGTAGAATATGATGGAGATACAACACAGTTAGAAACTGTTATTGATGAAGATTTGTATTTTCATTTCTACGAAGATACCACAGAGTAACGGGGATATAATAAATGATTTCGGATTATGATAGAAGATTACTTACAGAAGCTGGTAGAGAGTATATTCTTGAAGTTACCAGTCGAAGTAATTACATACATGAAAATTTATCACAACCAGATCGTGAAGTCTTATACGAGAAGGTTATGAATTTATCTTATCAAGAAGTTATTGCATTAACTGTTACTGAGGATATTAGAGCGTTTGAAACTTCATTTTCAAAATTTTTAAAATATAGTTTGGCAGCTATAGCGGGAATGGTTGGGGGTATTGCTGGCCCACCTATTACTATGTTTATTCTATATCTCTACAGAAAAGCAACAGACAGATGTGTAAGAGAATGTTTTGCAAAAATGAAGATGTCTAAAGAAAGAAAAGTTTGTAGATATCAATGTCAACTTGCTGCTGCTAGAAAAATGGTAAATGAAATTCGTTCACAAATATCAAAATGTGGAACAACTAAGAAACCCCAACAATGTGAAAAGAAATTGGAAAAAGAATTAGTTAAATGGTCTAAGAGAGTTCAATCTATAACAATTAAAATCAGACAAGCTCAACTAGATCTTGAAGTCCAGAGAAGAAAACTTGCTGATAAACAAGCAAAACAAAAAGCACAAGCGTTAAGAGCATCATATGATATTAGTAATTTAAATATGTCACTTGTTAAAGAGGAAGACGTTGAACCAGTAAAGATTGATCCCAAAAAAGAAAAAATGGTAAGAACAGTGATGTATCTTGGGTTGTGGGCTGTACCAGTTCCATTTTTTAATGATCTAGTTAATTACATGGTTAAAAAATATAGTTTTGCTTGTGCATCAAAATGTTTAACACAAAAAAAATTACCAAAGGCAGTTTGTTATAGACAATGTGCATATCTTGGGTCTAAATATGCAAATGATGTTTTGAAAAAACAATTGTCGAAATGTTCAAAATCAAAAGACCCTGTAAAATGTAAAAGAAAGATTTATTCTTTGATGGATGATTGGAAACAACGTGAAGCTGAAAGAAAGATCAAATTTGAATCATCTCTCAGAGATGCTTTAAGAAAAGCAAAAGCAAAAAATGCTAAACAACAAGGAAAAGCATAATGACAATACAAAATTATAATCGTATTTATGAATATATTCATGAATACCAGAATCTTGTTTACGATTATTATAGTAAACATGTTGTTGCTTTTCTTACAACTTATTACAACCTTAATGTATGCGAAACAATTTGGGAAGATGAAGATATAATGGGCGGCGCATATGAACAGGTTGGGGATTTGTCTGGAATCAAACGTAATAAAATTTTAGTGTTACCTTTATTTTACGCTGAAGAATACTCCACTTCATTTGATGGACAAGAAATTGGTTTGGTAAAAGAAAATGAAACATCATTTGTAATGCCAAGTACATATAATTTTAAACCTTATCCAAATGATATTATTAAATTAGAGCAAGAATTTTTAAGTCCAACCAAAGATACGTTTCCTCTATTTATTGTTACAGGAGTAGAAATACATCCAAATACCGAAAGGCGGTTTTGGAAAATCAGATGTAAAACATTCCAAAGTGAAGGATTATCATCTGTCGAAGCACAAGTTGAAAATACATATTCATTCGTTGAATATGATAAGAAGATTCACACATTAGAAGATTCACAGTTTATGGCCAGGTTATTGTACAAACATTCTTCATTGAAACCTCTTCTGCAAAATCTATATGATAGTAGATGCGGATACTACTTTACACCAAGGCAACCTTTAAGCTGTTAGGAGATAAATAATGACTGACCTATTATCAAGCCAGATATATCTATCTAGGGATAGTATTAGAGAACAGATAGCGGCTGAAGTTAAAAATTATATGGAACTGAATAATGTAGATTTAACGAAATCTTCATTTCTTAGTTTTATGATTGATACTGTATCAACAATCACAGGAAATTTATTATTTTATCAACTATCAACTTATAGAGAATTTTTCTTAACAAAAGCCCAATTGCCTGAATCAATTTTAAACCTTTCTTCTTTTCTAGGATATAATACAACAGAAGCCACAGCAGCAAAAGTTAATGTTTTAATGACAATACCATTAGGATTTGATGATTCAAATGTTCAATTTACAATTCCAGAAGGTTTTAAATTTACAGCAGATGGTGATATTATATTTAGAACTTATTATACAACAACAATAACTGTTGTTAATAATTCGGATATTACCATTCAAGTGGCTGAGGATAACAAAAGATATGTTCTTCCGTATGATATTGATACAGAAGGGTTTAGCTTTGTTCTTCCTTTAACTCAAACAGAAGAGACTGTTCAAGAATTTCAAATAGATAGTGATACTCAAGAATTTCAATTTATTACATTAGATGTTCCCATCACTGGAGAACTTGCTTCTTTGAGTGTTCAAATACAAAATCCAGGAAGCGCAGGTTATACAACATGGACAGAATTTGATAGTTTGTTTCTAATGAGTGCTACAGATAAGGGATACGTTTCAAGAAGAACTGATACTGGACGTAGACTAACATTTGGAAATGGACTAATCGGTGTTCAACCAACTCCTGGTTCAAATGTTTTAGTTACGATTGAAACAACTCAGGGTGAGGACGGTAATGTAATTGCAGGGTCGATTCGTGATGGCGAAAGAATTTATGTACAAACCTTAGCAGGAAATAATGAGGTTGTATCTTATGAGGTTATAAACTCATCTCCAGCATTTGGAGGTGTAGAAGAAGAATCTCTTGAGGATATAAGAAAAAATTCAATTGCATCAATATCAACATTAAGTCGATTAGTAACAGAGAATGACTATAAAAATATTAACATTGTTGTTCCCGATTCTCCAATTGCTCAAAACTCATTGCCTGTTTTGAAAAGATCAGATTTACAAGTTAACGAAATTGAATTGTTTAGTGCTATTTTGTTTGGAACAGGAACTGAAGAGGTTGATAATATTGTTCCAACAAGAAATGCTGTGTGGACTATTCCGATTTCACAAACTACAATTCCAAGAGATTCTGAAATTCAAATAGGTGATAACACATATTATTCAATGTTTGAAATTTCTATTGACCTGAATAATACTGTTGGTGATTATGAATATATTGTTTATGAATTAGAATTGTTGCCTGCATTAGAAACGAGTTATGGTGAAACATATGATTTGTATGCTGACAAGCTTGAAATTGTTAGAAGTGGAACCCAAGGAATATTCAAATTACATTATAAATCATCTGAAAGTGATGCAGACTTGACAACTTGTACAATGCAAATTGCATCTAGTGGTTCTACTAAAATCATGACCAATGATTCTACTTCTGGTTATTTTATTTATACGTTTGATCCTTATACCGACATTCCTTTGGGAGAACAAACATTTAATTTCAATATTCAAGATCCAAGCTCAACTGACATTGCAAAGTATTCAAACAAAGCTACATTCAGAGGTGATTTGAGTACATTCATGAGATCTAATGCTGAAACTGATGGAACTTCGGTTATTGTTTATGATGTTCCAGTTGTAGAAAAAACATATTATGATGGAATTGATAAGAGAGATTTTGAATTGGAAGTTATGCAGACATTAATTTCATCTCTTGATTTAACAGATAGTAAAATGTTAACAGATTTTACAAATATAAAGTTTACAAATACAGATGGTGTCTTGGAAAATATGAAATTGAATGATGTGACAATATCCCCCGTTATTGATATTGTTGAAACATTACCATCTACTTGTTCAAACAATGATAGATATATCTACTCACCATGCTCTGGAAATGCTACATATCAAGATAATATTGTTAAATGTGTTGTTACTGTTGATCATACAATTATTGATACAACAGCATTTGATGGTACATCTGTTATAGATACAACATCCGTAATTGACTCAACAGCAGTTTCTTATATATATGAAGAACCTGTAGGAGATTCTATTGTATATATTACAAATAGAGGAGCTAAATATATTTATTCAGATCGTGGTTGGATTCCTCTTCCAGAATACACTGTACCATTAGATATTGAAGTGGAGGTCACTAGAACATCAACATTCAGTGGAACGGTTACTGCTCTGATAACTACTGTGCGTGAGACGATATATGAGGCTTTTGTCGATAGATTTGGAACAAACGAAACTATTTATAGATCCGAAATTATTGATGTTGTTCAAGGTGTTGATGGAGTTAGTCACTGTCGTTTAAGAAAACCAGAAACAAGTATTTTCTTTAATTTTCAATTAACCGATTTAACACAAGACCAGTTATTAAGATATGGTCCAGAATATGTATATTTCACAGAAGATACAATAACAGTTAGGGTAATATAATATATGGAACAATTATTAGCTAAAGCAAAAATAAAAGATTCGCAATTAAAAACATTGATAACTCGCATTGTTTCTAAAAATTTGAGTTCGTTGTCAGAACCTTGTTTCTATCCTGAACTAAAAAAACATTATTACGAATTGTTAAAATTGACAGGGTTAACAGAGAAAGATATAAAAGAGTTTAAGAAAAGACGATGGGCTGGAAAAAAGGAAGCTAAGTTTGCGACTAACATGAATGCCATTGCAAACTTCTATGTATTTTTGCTACAATATTTTCTTTCAAAGAAAGATAAACAAACATATACCTATTTAATGATTCTGTATGTTATACGCCATTATGCAAACCTTATGCATAAACATTTCAAATACTGTAACCCTGATGCTTTTAAGTATGCTATGGAAACATTGACAAAAACACATCTTTTTGCAAGAGAAAAAACAATTTCTAATGCTCTATATTATATGGCACAGGAAATGATTCGAAGATGGACAACTGCTTTATCTAAAAATGATCTTGATGCGATTGGTTTGTTTATGAGAGAAAGTCGTCACCGTGTTTCCCAGAGTACAAAAAGTTTTGCACAAACGTATTATAAAATTTCTGAAAAAGGTATTGGGATAAAAACTCAAGAAAGTCCTGATGAGGATGATGAAAATAACTATCAACAACAATCAGGGCAACAAGCAGTAAAATTAATTGATAATATTACAAAAAATATAACTGTTTATAGATCGGTTGATAGAAAAGCTCAAGAAGAAGCAAGAAAAATTTCTAAAATTAATGCTTCTATTGCGACTCAAATTACAACAAAACTCTCAAATACAAAAAATTCAGATTTGATAAGAACGATTTTTAGATTGTATTTGAAAGAATTGAAAGATGCAAAACAGATATGTGGAAAAGACTATGAGAAACATATCAGAAGTTTAATGTCAATTAAACGAACCAGACAAGAAATCTATTTTAAACAACAAATCAATGTTTTATTAGAACGTGTTTTGAAAGATTTTGGATACCTACAAAAATATAGAAAGCTAACAAATCAAACCCAATTCTATATTACTTTATTTCTCGCCTACTATTTAACGATGCTTATACGCAACAATGTATGTAAAAATTAAGCTGTAAAATTACTTTGACTTTGTAATAACGCTTGCCTTGCGGCTGTTGTTAATGATACTCTATCTCCAGCAGGTACTTCAGATATAGTAGAAGATTTTCTTCTTCTTGCAGCTTCATTCTTTGCCAATAGACTTTCTCTTGCTAACGCTCCACTTGAAGTTACTGACTTAGAACTAATAAAAACTGAACCAGGTTGTTGTGTAACATTTGCTGAATTTGCAGCTGCGCTTCTCATTTCATTTCTTGTATATGATACTGTTGAATCATTATCTTTTAAGGATTCCAGATAATTTCTTACTGTTGGTCTATGTGGAGACATTGATTTCTTTTCTTCAAGTAACATTGTTCCATACAAACTTGTGAAATCAAGTCTGACATCAACCATTGCTAATTTTTGATTAAAAGAAATTTGTTGTTGATCTCCACCCTTCACTACTGTTATGTTGGTAATAACAGATGGATCTAAACTATAAATACCTTTTGATTTTATTCTATGAAAAAATGGCCAGTTAAATGTTTTTCCATCATCGGATCTGGGTATTGCCAAACATAATATTACTGCAAGTGGTCCAATAATATGTCTATTAGTAGAGGATTGACTTCCAGGATTCGGATTATATAATCTAATTGTTGCTGTATATGAAGGAGTATACCCACTGTTTCTCCAAACTTGAGGAAAATCAACTCTATGCCCTGCAAGCATCTTATCAACTGTATTCAAACTTCCCTTCATAAATCCACTCTGAGAAGCTAGATTTCCTTTTAATTTATTTAAAGTCTGTGCCATCTTTATAGCACCAGTACCTCCAGCTCCAATTATATCTCCTGCTGTTCCACCAACATCTCCTCCGATTGATTCAAATGACTTTCCAATATTTTCAATTGCTTCAATACCTGTATTTGAACCAGTCATTTGTGCTAGTTGTTGCATACCTTGAGAAGCAACATCTGTAAATTTTTGAAGAAATGTTTCACCGTATTCATTTGAAAATGTATCTGTTGGGAAGTTATCTGCAATGAATGCTAATCTAATTGGTTGTGTAGATAAACTAAATCCAAGATTATTTAATATGCCATTGTATTTATCCCATGCTTCATTAACTCTGAACAATGTCAACCCAGATTCAAAGTGTGGTGTGCATGGAGTAATTTCCATTACTGGCATACTGTTTACAACGGCCGTATCGCTTACATAAGATGCCGGTGGCATTCCAAATGTTTGTTCAAATGGATCTAGAATAAGAGTACTTCCCATGATTAATCTCCTTAGTTTATATTTGCTGCTGCAACTTGTTGGGCAGCACCATCATTACCTGAAAACCAAGCTCCACCTCCGTGGAATCCGCCACCACCATTATTATTATTATTAATATTATTTTGATTACTTGTTGATATGATGTTAGCAGATGATATTGTTGCTTGTGCTTGATTTTTTGATGTATCATCCATTTTCTTACTTAACTTTGCTGTAGTTTCGTCTAATTTGTTTGTAACTAATTGACTCTTTGATGTTTCTTGTTCTGCATATGAACTAGCCAATTGACTTCGTTGTATTGCTTTATTAGTTGCAATTGTTGCCGCATTTATATGCCCTTGTGCCATTTGTATTTCTTCTGGAGTTGCTCGTCTCCATCTTCCATTTTCCATTACTTCAGATAATCTACCATATTGCATCCTTATTGCTGTAGCACCTAGAGAGTCCATTATTCTCTGCTTACTGAGTCTTATATTTTTGTCTCTTAATCTTGTAAGTTGCTGGCGTGTACTTCTATTATTAAAATGAGTAACAACTTTAGGTTCATCTTGTTGTTGTGTTGATTCCAAAGCAGATTCTAATTTTGAAGCTAGAGTTCCTTCATTAACATCTGATATCACACCTTTTGCTTTTTTATACATCGGACCGATAATCGGGATAGCTTCAATCTTCTTATCTGCCCAATCACGAACAGATCTGAATGCTTTCATAAAACCAACAAGAGGAAACATTAAATTCAATAGTGCTTTCTGTGCAAATTCTTTTATTGTTTGAAAATCTATTTTGGCAAAAAACTCAGAAAAAGCTGTTCCTATTGCTCCAAAGAAACCTCCGACTTTATCAATTATGCCACCAACGAATCCTTTGAATTTATCCCACATTGTTCCAATAAATCCTGGACCTGATAGCCAATCATCAATATAACCAAATAATTTCTTCCCAACAAATTTTGTCAAGACCCAAAAACTTTTAATACCTTCTTTTAAAAGTCTAAATGGAAATGTCACAACTTTCCAAATACCACTGATTAGCCCTCTCATTTCTTCTAAAGATTTGCTCATATATTTTGAAATGTTCTCTCCTCCAATAAAACCTAGAACACCTCCAGCTAATGCTCCAATGGCACCACCAATTGCTACTCCCATTGGACCTCCGACAATACCAATGGCCGCTCCTAATGCACCACCTTTCAATGCACCACGTTTGGTTCCTGCAAGTCCTCCCTTACCAGCCTCACCGGCACCTCCAAATGCAGCTGAAAATGCTCTTACTAAAACATTCCCTGCAAACTCATCGGGATTCGTTATAGCTAAATATATATCTTTTAGTGTCATCCAACCACCGATCAAAGCTCCAGTGCCTGCTGCGGCTACTGTACCTGCTGCTGTGGCTGCACCTTTAGCTGCCCATCCTGCTACTCCTGCTGCTCCTCCCGATGCTGCTGCTGTACTAGCACCTCCAAACAAACCACCAACTGCACGAGCACCTCCAGTTAATAATTTACCAGCTTGACTTGCGAAGAACATACCGACTGTTGATGCTAATGTAAGAATTGGTTTTACCAATGTAAATAATGCGTTACCTATTCTTGATAAGAAACCAAAAATAATAGGAAACCAAGATTTAATTCCCTTACCCATTTTCTTAAATCTTGATGATAGCCCACTCATTTTCTCTGCTTGGGTTTTTCCATATCCTTTTATTTTATCCCATATTCTAATTTTCTCTGTATCAGTTTTTTTATCTTCTTTATATTTTTGCTCTGTAAATGCAGATGTAGAAGCAATATTTTCAGCCATACTTGGGGAATGAGGGCCTTCACGTTCTTCTTGATCTTTTTTCATTTTTGTTAACTTTGAAATGTTTTCTGCCATTTCGTCATATTTCTTTCTTGCCTTGTCTGCATATTCTCCAAAATTGTCAGGACCTTCTGACATTTTTCCACGGATGTTTTCTTTTGTTATACCCATATTTTTGAGAATAACTGATGGAGTTAACAAATCTGTAAATGAATTTATACCAGCTTCTTTTAAAGCTGACTTATCAAGATTTAGTCTATTTACAAACATATCCCATGCATCTTGTTTAAAAGTAGTGATGCTTCTTGAGGTCATCATTTCTTTTACTTTGCCGAACAAAGTGTATGTTTTAGATGTGACCGGGGATACTTTTTCTCCTACTAGTGCTTCTGCTGCAACTTGTGTATATTTTTGAATATTTCTTAGAAAGGTCATCCCTTTCGTATAAATCAAAACAAGCATGTTTACTTGTTGTTGATATATATTACTTGTTCTTGTTGCTCTTCTAGCCTCACCACCGAACCCACCACGCAATCCAAAGAAGAAACTAAATGGAGCTTTTACAACAGAATCCATTGTTTGTCCGAACATTAACAAGCTTCTAAACACTGGATGTTGTAATATTGTTCTTTGCCATGCTATTCTTAATCTAGATGCTGTACCAACCATAGCAACTTTCAATTCTGTTATAGCTTTTAACATACGGTCTTGCCAAGATTTTTGTTGAACATTTTGTGCTTTCTTAAATTCCGATATAAATGTTCCAACAACATCTTTCTTATTGTCTTCATACTTCTCAACCACGGTTTCCATTCTAATCATACTACGAGAAAGATTTGATAAAACACCGTATAATTTATTTGATATTTCTTCTGTTTTTGCTTCATCAATCTGTTTTAGAATTTTGTCTATAGGTGTGACAACTTCTGCTGCATGTACTTCAACAATTCCACCTTTCTTAACAAACCCACCTGTTTGCATCTTTGGAATATCGCCTTCTTCTATTCCAGTTTTTCCAGCTTTTCTTCTTCTAATTATGTTTCCAATAGATTCACCAACACTTGATAAAGCACTTTTAGCTTTGTCTCGCATTTTTTCTGCTGCACCTTTGAACACATCTGTTTCCATAAATTTTGCAGCAAAATAACCGAACAATGGTGTAGCTCTTGATAGTGCCATTGCCATTGTGTTTTGTTTGTTGATATTAATATCTTCGCCAACAGCCCGTCCGTATTGACCAATTGCTCCTGCTGTTGCTGAAGCAGTTTCAGTTGTTATATTTTTAACACCAATAGATAAATTCTGAATTGTCTTGCCGAGATTTCTAACGACACCATCATAAGCTGAAGCGGTTTGTTGTGTGAATTGACCACGTTCTTCATTCAACTGTTTCATCATGTTCTGTTGTTCTTTTGTTAACGCACTAATCTCAGTTGATACTTGAAGTCGTTTTTGATTTTGCTCTTGAACTAGATCTTCAACTGATCTATGAAGACTGTTAATTCGACGTGCTCTATCACTTGACATTTGACCAGGTTCAGGTATTGTGGTCGGATCGAATTTATCTGCCATTGAAATTTATCTCCCTACAGCTTATTGATAGCTTTATATACATTTGCTTTTGGTGTTTTTACCATTGCCGGAATTGCTATTACCTCCGATGTTGACCATAATTCTTGAAAGCATAAATTTTTTGCTCTCATTGGGTCAACTGCAAGAGTATTTTTATATGCAACATACAATGGACTAACTATATGTTTGTATGCAGAAGCCGTTTTTCCAATCTGTGTCATTGATCCAGATAAAACATATTTTTGAATAATTTTCATAAATACGATCAATTCTGTCACAATGTCAATGAACTTATATTCGTTCAATGTTGTTTCATCTTTGAATGTAAAAATTATCATATCATAATATTTCTTTAACATAGAATTTGACATATTCAATGATATTGGCTCTAGTTTAAAATTAATAAATTCAACTAAAGATTTTAATTTTTTTTGTTGAACATCTTGGCAATTTAAAATTCTTGTAAAGTAAAATTTATAAAATTCCTGTAGATCATTTTTAAAAATATTATAGAATGATCTTAACTGAAAAGATGCCATATAGTGAATAAGTTCATGAATTGTAATTGTTGCTATAATTTCATTTGATGTGAAAGAAAAAATATTTGCATCTGCTTCAACAAAGATATATATTTTCTTACTCTCTGTTACCATTCCAGCGAAATCTTTTATTTGTATGGGTTGTTTCCCTGTTATTGATTTCAAAATTTTGTTTGTCGAATAAACAGGAACTAAAATTTCATTTTCAACTAACTTTTCAATTTTATTAAATATTGGAGTTATTTTTCCTGTTTTTTTCATTGCTGATAAATAATTATTTTTCAATTTATTAGATGTAAATATCGGAGACCCAGCAATTTTATCAATTGTTTTAAGTTCTCCTGTCGGAACTGAAAATAACTCGTTTAACATATTAACTCCTTATTTGTTTTGATACATCCCTAAAATATCTACAAACCCTTCCATTTCTCCAATGTTTGCCTTAACATGTTTCATTATACCTTCATTTGAAAAGTCTGAGAAAGTTCTTGAATTTCCAGCAATAATATCTGTCATTTCAGATGACATTTGTGTAAACTCTTGTGAACCAATTAAAATTGGTGGATCATATTTTCTTACATACATAAATACTGATGTTGCTAAAACAAGGTCATCATGACATCCTGAATCAGCTTCCACACGCCCACTTGTTTTTGTGACCAACCCTGCAATCTCTAATGCTAATCTTTCTGATTTAACACATTCAGGATATTGCGTAATATATGAATACAAGGCGTCAATCATTAACGGTCTTGTTTTAGAGTTCGTTGACAAACCAGGTAATAATGTTTGTTTCCCACGTTTCTCTTTGTAAATCATATGACCAAATTCACTATAATTTAATTGCTCTACAACCTGGTTTCCATAAGAGTTTGATTCTACAACAATTAAACCAGGATATTGAGCTGCTAATACTTTCACAACCTTAACATAATCCAGAACTTTACATTTACCTTGATATTCTGCTACCTGTTCTAATGTTTCATAATCCCACACAGTACATGCAGATTTATCCTCTCCATGCTCAGGAGCAGTATCAACTCCCATTACATAATATCTACCTGGAATCGCATGTGCAAACTTCCACATCTCACCATTAAATAGTTTTGTTACCTCTATTGGCTTTTGAACTGAATCTTGAACTTTTTCAACAGTTTCTGGTTCAAAGAATGAACCTTCTGCTGGTAAGAATTTCAGTTCCAACTCCTGTGCAATTTTACGTTGATCATTATCAAACAAAGCACATTGAGTTTTATACCAATCAGTATCATCTGCTAATTCAGGAATACTTTTCCAATGAATTACAAATGGTTCAAAAATATCATCCCTTGAAACTGCACTTTGATATCTTTTGAAATACCATTCTCCAATTCCAACAGTTTTATTTGGCGTTGATAGAACTACTGTACCGTATGGCACATTTGCTTTTTTAGCCTGCATCTGATTTGTTGATAATGCTGGAACCATTGAAGTCCAGGCAGTATCAATGTGATGAACAAATGCTGCCTCATCAATTACCAAAAATGTCAATGCCTTACCACGAAGAGTTTTATCAGGCGCATTTGGATTAACTGGTGATGCAAATACTTTTGATCCATTTGTCAAAATAAAAGATTGTTCTGTTCTTTTTGCAAATCCTCTTCCCAATGCTCCCTTTGGAGGTTTCATCCAATCAGGCAACTTTTCAACCATTCCACGAATTGCTCTAGCAAAGTCAGTCGCTTCTTTTCCATCTTTTGAAATAATACCAATAACAGCATTATCAAAAAAGATTGTTAACCATGCAGAGTATGCCTGAATGATTGTTGAGATACCAATCTGACGACTCTTTAATACCAATACATAATGTTTTTCTTCAATTAAATTAACTAATTCAACCTGTTTCTGATATGGTACAAGATTTACATCTTTTCCCGGTATCTCTATTA